CTGGTGTTTAAGTTGTCATATCGAACGCCTTTTAATGTCCGGTTGGAGTAGTAGTTTCTTGGATTCAAAAGAAAACTACAATCTGCGGGTGGAGACGCAGCTATTGCATTATCGGCTGCAACTAGCTGGCCTGCCATAAAACCCTTCCTAACGTTGGGCAATGTGATATTGTTATTTCCCTCCAGCGCTGTTGTTGTGGATGCGGCTAGAACATTAACGCCGTCTATAATTATATTGCGCATTATGGGGTATGACGCTTCGTTGTCTGTATGCTCGTAGTTATCGGGCATAAACCAGCCAAGCTCGACACCGTCTATGTCGACGGTTGTTGGCAGAACACGTGCGTCCGCCGCGCTGCCCAAAGGCATCGGGTACTTCTTGTGCAATCTAGAGTCGGGTACTAGGACGGCGCCAGTAATACCGCCGGGGCCGAGGATGCCGCTAGCCTCGACGCCTGCTGCAGCGCCCGTGAATAAGTAGTATTCGGCGTCTTGAACTGTTTGGTCTATTTCGTACCCAAGAACGGAACCGGCAGCAGCAACTTTGGACGACGTGTAAATCAGCTCGGTATAACTACCCACGACGCGCATGCGGTCGTTGTTGTAAAAGGTGTCAGGCATACAAAGCACTTGACCGGCGACTCCATTAGTATCGTGGTTCAGAGGTTGCAAAATGGATTTATTTCCCGGCGTCGGAAACACACTAGACGCTCCGGTGGTGGCGTCAGTGATATAGATCCCTACACCGCCAGTATTGATGGTATTAACGGCGGTGCTAAGCCTGGTTTCCTGGCTGATGTCCGCCTCTTGCATCTTAGCTTGTCGCTCCCAGGGCCAAACGACGACGTCCATGCTCACCGTGGGGACGGCTCCTCCACCGTTAAATGCGCCGAGGTCGACGTCGAGCTCCTGGCGTAGCACGCGCACATTCGACTTAGTCGTATCTTTATCCGGTATTCCAGTAGGCACGAGCAACTCGTCAACAGGCACTCCCAACGCTGTATAGAGAAAGTTGCGATCCTGCTCTGAAATTCCGTCAGGGATGCGTAGACTTTTGAGATATTGGCTTTTAGCTTGCCTCCCAGTAGGCATATTGTTGTTATTATTATTATTATTGCTCAATTTATTATTTCACGAAAGGGGTCAATTTAAACTCGCCGATCGCTAAGACGGTACTTAGTGCCGCCACTAGTCACCTCCGGATAAATCCGCACCTTCCGGGCATTTGTTGGAAGTCCGCTTTCGCGCGATTGCAGTGACGGGCTAAAAAGCCGCAATCGTATCCTCTGGCCACCCTGCCATCGTACCATTCAGTTCCGATTAGCCACACCAAAGGATTTTGCCTGTGCATTGGGATCAACGAGATCTTACTGTCGCCAGGACTTGTACGGCGCCTCTATATATATTTACTCGATGTTTGAGGTAATGTTTGCGGTATAGGCACCTTTCAGCCCCCTTTTCGTTAAATCCTTAATTGTAAGTTCAACCAATAACGAGATAGGCTGACGCAGCGCCCACAGGTTACCGTGTGGCGCTGCTAGGTAAAGAAACCGATCAAGGATCACTTGATCGTAAAGAAACCGCT